CACTCTTTCCCTACACGACGCTCTTCCGATCTATTGCCTCTTTCGTCTCCTGTAAATAGGTTAGCTTATCCGCAGCAGTGCCCACATCACACCACCTCCCCGTTGATGGCATCCAGCATGGCATTGATGTCACCAACCAAGCCATCCACATACTTCTTGTTGGCGGCGTGGTTTTCGCTGGTCGGCAGCCCGCTTAAAGTGAGCGGACCCGTCATTGCCCCGCCAGTCAAAGGGAGGTATTCGCCTCCGCCCTTCTTCGCCAGCTCGTCGATAGCCTCTTGTACGTTGGTAGCCTCCAGTCCGCTGCCCGTATTGCTGTAGCCCACCTGTTCGGCGGAGAGGTCGCCGCCCTCTCCGTCTTCTGTCACCTCAATGGTGTAGGGGCCGTCGCCCAGGCTCTCCCCCATCTGCATCGTGCCGCCGCCGGGGATTGAGAGCCAGGGCGCAGCCGTGGCGATAGCGGCTAACTGGGCGGCGTACTGCTCCAGTGTGGTGCCCTCCGGGGGTTCTATGCCCATAGCCTGTAGTGACGCTGCGATACTTGCCTTAGCAGCGGACAGTCGGTCAATTTCTCCCTGGATACTCATGTCACACCTCCCGTCAAATGGCCGCCAGGGCCTCCTCAATGTCGTTGGTCAGTGCCACCTTTCCTGTGCCGGTGTGGTAACCTGCGGGCACAGCGTACTCGGTGACCGTCAGTCCATCAATGGTAGCCTGCACCGCCCCATTGTTGGGCATGGCGCCCGCCGCTTCCGCTCCATCCTGTCCCACGAATACCTTATTCGCCAAGACATCACCGGCCGCCGCGGTCACCCCGGAGACATCGGCGTACTCCACCGGAATGGCCTCCACTGTGACTTGGGACAGGGCGTCGTAGCCTTCGTCGGCGGTGATATCCTGCTTGGCCTTGGTGGGCGTGACAGTCTTGGCCTGTAGCTTAGATGCCTCCCCGGAATAGGTGCCAGCCACGCCCAGGATGGTAACACCACTCTTGATATTGCCCGCCACCAGCTTCTCTTTTTCCGTGTTGGCAATACCTACAGTTCCCTGGCCATTGTGGTAGCCGGCGGGGACATTGTAAGGCTTGGCCGCGTCGGTAATGGACCCGGAGACGGCCCCATTGTTCTTAATACCCTCCACGGCGGTAACACAGTCCTCCAGATCGGCGGTGGACTGGGCCAGGCCCAGGGCCACCAACGCCGCCCGCATGGTGTTGCGCAGGCCCTGAAGCCTGGTAATCTCGGTCTGTATGCTCATACTCTTTGCCCCTTTCACAGTGAGGCCAGCAGGGCCTCAATATTTCCAATCTCTACAAACACCGCCGCCGAGGTGACCGGCTTGGTGTTGTCCTCCTCCACGGCATTGGCGGCGTCTACCATCAGCACGTTCTCTTCTACCTTGAGGCCCGCCCCAATCTGGTAGGGGACGCCTCCTCCGCCAGCGGCGCCGCCCAGTTGCCCCTTGAGGGCCCCGCGTGTCCCCAAACTTCCATGAAGTTCAGTCACGGGTCACATCCCCCTCCAGTACGAACCGGGCGGGCGGGATGATGGTGGCCACCGTCCCGTCCTTTGCTGTGAGCTGCACATCATAGGCATATTCGCCAGGAGTCAGATCGTTGGTGTCCTCATGATTCAGCAACACGAAGGCCGTGCCCTCCCGAAAGGAGGTCACTGTCTTTTGCAACACCTCCCGTCCCATGGGCCAGGCCACGGTGAGGGTGACTGTGTCCCCATCCTCAAATGGCCGCTCCGTGCCGTCGGAGAGCTGGCAGGTCACCACTAGTTGCTCCGTGTCTCCCCGGATCATACGAATATCGTTGCCGTTGATGGTCACGCGGCCTCACCTCCCTTACATCGCTGCAACCTTGTCCAGCAGCTCGTCAATCTGTTCGCCGCTGTATTTACTGGTGTAGTATTCGGTTGGTTCTTCTGCTGCTTCTCTGGCTGATAATTTCCGCTCAAGTGCCGCTACACGCTCCTCCAGAGTCAGTTCCATTTTCTCACCTCACACAATTAGCCGACGGCCAAGCCGATCCAGCAATGCACGGCCGCTTTTATCCCGGATCGGGCCGGAGACCAGTTTTTTTCTCACTCCAAAATACAGGATTACACCGCCTGGCCCTCCGTTTGACCCACGAGAGCCTTTCCCCGCCGAGCCGCCGTCATTAGTAATCCAGATGCCAGCCGCTCCTCCAATCTCAAAGGGCTCCGCGGATGCAAAAACGCCTCCGGCGCCACCACCGCCGCCGCCGCCATGTCCACCATTTCCTCCAGTCCCAATTTTATTTGGGGCTTCAGGGGGATCAGGGGATGCGCCATCTCCGCCTTCGGCTCCTTTCCCGCTTGTTTCGCCGCCTCCTGGTCCTCCATTCTTCCCAAGTGCGGCTCCGCCGCCGGCTCCACCGCCGTAAATCCGCACTTGTTCTGATCTTAGATTATCATATGACCACTCATAGGGAGTTCCGCTTTGACCGCCAGTATTCGGAGGGACATCCTCGCCGCTCTCTCCATATTCCCCTCTTCGGCTGGATGCCTGCCCGCCACGGCCACCCGCAGCACCGTTAACACCTTCAGTTCCCGGCTTTGCAAGTTCTTCTTCCGTTACCGGGTCCACGTATCCGATCTCAGACGAGGCCCCCTGTGCAGACGATAGATCCCCGAACGTGGTCTCACCACCAGCAGCACCCACGGCCCCATTCGTCGCTCCTCCAACGCCTGGGGTGCCGCACTCATAGTGGATGACCTGACCAGGGACAACATCAATTGTCGCCCGGTAGACCTTTCCGCCAGCTCCTGGAGAGCCCTTGTCTCCGCCTTGCCCGCCATCTTCTGGCGAATCGGACCAAGATCCTCCGGCGTTTTGATCCTTCGAAGTCACAATAAGCTGAGATGAGCCGCCCGATTCGCCGTCAAAACCAGCCTGCGCACCGGTCCCAGCCTGGATACATACCACTGTAAGGGTGTATACTCCCTCTGGCACGGTATAATCGCCGCTCCCGGTCAGCACCACCCGCTCGTCCAGGACTTCCTCTGTCTCGAACTTGGGTGGAACATACCCGATGACAGCCTGCTCAGATGCTACCAACCGGCCTCCCATTGTAATGGCGGTATCCTTGATACACCCTTTGGATTCTCCCCCATAAGGGTGCTCAAAGGCCACCACATCACCCGGCCGCTCACCGCCGTATACCACCTCATGGTCCAGCGCCTCGATGTACTGATAGTATCCAGCCAGCCGCTGGGCCACGGCCGCCGAGTTGGTCAGTGAGACCAGGGTGGCCTCCTTGACCTCAATGACGTTGTCCACATCGTCCTCTAACACTGGCACCCGCAAATCGCGGGTCATATGGACATACTTTTTCCCAGTGAGGGTGCCGGTCCCGGCAGAGAGCACGGCATAGTTGGCGCCGCTGGACTGGACGGAAAAACCGGAGGCCACCAGATCATAGGCCGGCTCCTCGAACTGGATGATGTCGCCCTCCTCAGCTACCCCCTCGAACAGCGTCGCTTCTTCGGTCCCCTTGATATATTGGTGCTCCAGCACCGACACCTCGGTGACCTTGCTCTCATAGGTGACCTTATCGCCCCAAAAGATTCGATCCGGCGGGATGGAGTTGGAGACACCATCCCACAGGGATTCGATGCGCAGCACCCCGTTCTGGTCAGTCTTTGCATGGGCTCCGATGGCAAAAAGCACCTGCGCCAGATTGGCCCGCCGGGTAGCGACAGGCAGCCATCCATATAGCTTAATGCCTGCGAACTTGCTCTGAATGATGTAGGGGATGGTGCAGATCTCCGCCACCAGCTCGTCCACCGCCTGACCGGTGTAGATGCCACCCAGGTGATTGGACTGCTCCAGGAGAGCGACCGCATTGTTGGCGCTGATCTCATAGGTGTATTTCCCGGTACGCTGGATGCTCTCGATGTAATAGGTGCCCCGCAGCTTGTCCCGGTAGTAATACAGCAGTTTCTCATTCCGCCGGAAAGCGGTCAGGGCCGCGCCCGTCTCCTCGTCCCTGATATACAGTCCCACATTGAGGGTGCCGATTTCCAGGGCGTCGGACAACAGGGCCACGGCGTCATAAACTTCTCCGTCTTGGATCTCGTCATCCGTAAAGGTCAAGTCTCCATAAACCAGTTTATTAACCGTGGCGCTCATGCCGGCCTCCTTTGGGGTTTCTTCGCGGAAAATTTGACCTTTAACCCTGTCCAGCGGGTGACCCCGTTGATTTTGTCCCTTTTGGTATCATCTCCAGTGCTCACCATGGCATCGTATGTCATAGTCCCCTGACCGTATGGTACAACAACGGAATGTGATTCTACCGGGGCGCTGATCATTTCATAGAATGCGTCGTAGTCCTCTGGTGCCGAAGGGTCCGGCTCTACTTCCATTTCATAGTCATAGTACGTCCCAATGATGTCCCGGAAATAGTCTCCGGACTTTACCGCCCCGCTCCGTTCACTCTCTTCGATACGAAAGGAGCGGTTCAAACTTCTGATTTTTACCCTTACTTTGTACTGGACATTATCAAGTGTGACCATTACCGACGACCCCCTACCAGCTTCGTGCCCAAGCGGGTAGTTTCACCCTGGATATAGGGATAAACCGCCCGGCCCACCTTCACACCATCCAGGTACAAATACGCTATCGCTGTACCGCCTGCTCTAGAAGCACCGCCCCGCTCGTCGAAGGCGTCTCCGGCCGCCTGCTTGATAGCAGAATAGGGTGCCACAATCTCGGTCTCGCGTTTGTTGTCGCCCAGCACCGCCAAGAACGGATCGTTGGGCGGCACTACGCCGCCACTAGCTAAACCAGGTATATCTCCATAAGCAGAAGAGCGTCCACCGGAAGCTGCAACTTTCTGGAGATCTTGCGATGCTTGATTTGCCCGTTTTGTTGCGGAGTTAATTGAGAGCATAATCGCAGCAATACCTGCCGCAATGGCCGCTGCTGCAATACCAAGCGTAAGGGCTGACTGGAAGGCACCCACAGCAATAGCCGCAGCAATAGCAGCTGACGCCACCAATCCAAGAATTGAAATAACCTTTTCAGCTCCAGACATGCTATCCCATACTGACGCTATCTTGGCCGCCAATGCGACAAAGACGCCTATAGCGACCACTACAATAGCCAGTTTCCCTCCGAGACCACCCGTAATCGTGCTTAGTTTGGATAATACACCTGAGACCGTTTCAACTACTCCAGCCACTGGGCTGATCGCCGCCAGCAGTAACGCAATCCCAACAATTACTTTTTGAGTTCCGCTATCCAGCCCGTTAAACCAATCCAGGAACTGTGTCGCTAGTTCCGTCAATTGAGTCACAAGTGGCTGCACACTTTCGGCCAGTTCTGCAATGGACGTTTGTAATTTCAGACTGGCTTCTCGATTCTGAACTAGGCCCTCGTTATTTTGACGCCATCCCTCATATGCTCCACGTAGAGGGCCATCTACAAGCACAGACAGAGCCAGCTTCTGTTGATCTAATTCTGTGTTGCAGAGGGCCAGATTTGCAGAGAAGTTTTCCGCGCCATATCCAAGACGGTCCAACAGCTCGCCAAATTGTCCTGTGGCCGAACCTGTGGCAAGTGTTTCTTGCAGGCTGTCCGCCAAACTCTCAATCTTTAGGGTGTCGGGAAATGTTGCCGCAGCATTGGCGAGCCCCTCAACTGCGATTTGCAGATTGCTCTCAGTAAATCCAGCCTGGAGTAAGTTGGATACGGCTTCGATACTGCTATCAGTTTCACCGGATACAGTATTGAAATCCATAAATGCCTGGCGTGCCGCGTCAATACCTACCCCCGCCTGACGAGCGTTGTTGTCTAGGAGCGAGAGGTCAGCACGGAACTCCTCTGTGGCCGGAACCGTAGCCAACACGGCCGCTCCTATCCCTCCGATCGTTGCCGTTACTGGTGCGAAGGCATCTTTAATCTTTCCAGCCTTTTGAGACACATTTTCAGCATTCCTGCCGAACTCGTCCATCCCGCTGGCACAATTATCGAAAGCTTTTTGTGTGTCCTTCAACTCTCGTTCTGTCTCCGCTAACTCGCGCTGGAGGGCATCATACTGGCCTCGGTCTATCTTTGCTCCAGCAAACTCTTTATCTAGTTTTTTGACCGCTTGCTGGAGTTCTTGATATCTCTTGCGGGTTTCCTCCAATTTTTGGTTGAAGGCATCATACTGGTCGGTAGAAATCTGCCCAGCCTCTAATTTGGCATTCATGGCGGCGGCATTTGCCTCCATGCCCTTCATTGAGGCTGCTACTGCATCCAGTTCCGCTTTGAGCGGTTCGTATTTTTCTTGGTATGCCTGTCCCCTTTGGAGCGCGGCGTCGGCACTCTGTGCCGCTTGTCGCAATGTCTCCAACTTCTGTGCCGTGCTTTCTGTTGCCTGCGCAAGTAGCTGCTGCTTCTGTGCCAACAGCTCTGTGTTCCCAGGGTCAAGTTTAAGCAGTCGCTCCACATCTTTCAGTGATTTTTGCGTGGCAGAGAGCTGCTTATTAGTGCCAGCCAGAGCCTTGTCCAGTTTTGTGGTATCGCCGCCAATCTCTACGGTGATGCCCTTAATTCGGTTGCGCGCCATGCTGTCACCTCACTAAAACCCGTCAAAATCCGCCTGCGTGGGCAAACGGTCATACTCGCAATCGTCGTTCCCCGCCTCGATCAGCATGTCGGTCACCATGCCGATGGTCAGCAGTTCTAGATCCCGGATTGGTATACCCAATTGTGCCGCTCGCAGCAAGAACAGGGCCGTGGTCATTTCCCGGTCTACTGGGTTCGTTTTTTTTTGCTTTCTCCGATGGACAGGTTATTAAGCTGCCAAAGCTCCAACAGCTGCGGGAATACCTCATAGATAGAGAAGGTGCCGAAGGTGTCCAGCCATTCCTCCACACTGTGCTCTTTCATATCCGGGTCTGCATGACGGGCCATCAGATAGGCCGCATTCTCGAATACCTCCAGCAGCTTCACTGGAATGGGCTGCTCCCCGCTCTCTGATTTCTCTATGGCAGCTTGTAAATCACGCATGTCCTGCATGATGTCCCGGCCGAACTTAATGCGGTAGAGTCTGGGGACGGCCGCGGTGGCCCGAAAGGGCACTTCCCGGCCGTCAATACGGATAAACTTCTCCATGACTTAACCTCCTCCGCCGCCGGCTGCGGCGCCCTGCTGCCAAACAGACTGATACCAGGCGTTGTACTTTTCGTCCGGGGTATCCGGGGTAGTCTTTGCCTTGATGACGCCGCTGGAGAGGGGGGAGGCCGTGATGGTGATGGTCTCCGTGCTGGGCTCCTTGGTGTTTGTGGTGGTGGCGCCGGTCAGGCTTGGCCGGGTGGCAGCGCAATTGTAGAGCACGTGGCGCACTGCCTTCTGGTCGCCGGCGAATTCAAAGAGCAGGGCGAAGGGCTTTGGCTCTGCGTTCACGTTCTCCACCAAGATCTTGTCCGTATCGTCCTCTGTCTCCTGAAGCACGTCCTTCCGGAAGCTGTCAGGGATCACGGCGATCTCCAGATCGCCGCTGTAGCCGTCGTTGGCGGAGGTGACATAGTAGGCCATATCGTCGGCATAAAACGTACTGGTGTCTCCCTGGGCGTCCATGGACAAGTTGACCGCGCCGAGGATAGCCACCGGCGTGCCATATGTGACCTCTCCGCCGTCGGCTTCGGTCAGCATGGCATAGTGGACATTCTTCAGGCCGAATTTGACCTTGTTGGCTTTGTTAGTAGGCATAGTTACACCTCAATTTCGTAGGTCAGTTGATAAATCTTCTCGGCATCGATATACTCCTCTGACTTCTCCCAGCACAACCCGTCCAGGGCGGCCTCCACCTTCGCCTCAGCCGCCAGGTCCTTGGTGCTGGTGTAGAGCTCCACCTGGTAGTGGCCGGTGGAATAGTACATCTCGTTGTCCGCAAAAAACTGGCTGTCATATACGTACAGATAGCAGATAAAGGGCGGGGCCTGCCGGGTGCGGAAGGCCCGGTAGGCTACCGGCAGCCCTGTTGCCGCCAAGCGCTGGGCAAGCTCCTTCTGTGTCATTGCAGAGCCTCCTCCAGCTTCTGGAGCAGCTCCCGCTCCACCGCCTGCTCAGCGGGCCGGATGTGGGGCGTACCGTTCACCCGGCCCCCGCTGGCTTTGGCGTGGCCGTTCTCCAGCAGATGGGTGAGCTGCCCCTTCGTTTTGTTGTGCACCTGAACGCGGATGCCGTCTGTGCCCTCATAGGCCACGGTAGAGCGCCACCCTTTTCGGTAGTCCCCCTTGCGCTTGGGGCTCCGGCGCTGGATGTCCTTCTTGCAGTCCTCTCCGGCAGCCTTGACCACGCGCTTGACCTCATCCGTGACCTCCTGGCCATAGCTGGAGAGCTCCGCCCCGATGGCACCCGCCAGGGCGTCCAGCCGGATTCTAGCCATGGGCTACCCCCGCCTTCTCCTCCAGATGCAGCTCCACCTCATCGGTGTCCCGCTTCCGGTAGGTGCGATAGATGCGGTAGCGCACGCCGTGCAGCTCGGCCTCCGGCTCACCACTGTAGTTGACCGCCGGGGTGATAAACACCAGAGCGGGCTTCATGCCCTCGCGGCCCCCGTCGAACCACTCCGCCCGGGTCACCGACTCCACCCGACCGAACACCTCCGAGCGGACGCTGTCCCCCTCTACCTGCTCCATCAGGTCGTTGGTCTGGATGTCCGCCCCGATCAGCACCAGCACGTCATCCATCGCTGCCGTCCTCCTTTGCGGTGTTGTACCCCTCGTCCATGGCCAGGACGGCTTTCAAACTCTCATACGCCTGGTGGTGCTGCTCCCCCTTGCCGAGAAAGTCAAACTTCCATTTGGCGTACAGCTTGACAGCCATTCCGGTGAGGGCGTCCACGTCGCCGCTCACCACCCCCGCCGTCCGGAGATCCAGCACCACCGCATCAATGGTGTCCCGGATTTCCTGATCCAGCCGGTCGTTGGAGATGCGCAGGGCCCGCCGCAGATCCGGTACTTGTGTCATGCTGATCCCTCCCATAGACCTGGGCGGCCCCGATGCCGGGGCCGCCGGTCGTCATTTTAGCCGCCACCACCAGACGCATCTCTGGTGAACAGGGTGAGGGCGTTCTTGTCGGCGGGCTTGCCATCAGCCAGCGCCATTACCCGGTAGACGGTGGAGCCGGTGCGGAAGCCCACGGACTCGTCGCTGCGCACCTCGGGTGCCATAGCGAAGTTGAACTTGTAGCCCTCCTTCAGGTCGCCAAACACCAGGTTGTCCTTGGGGAAGCTATCCTCCAGTATGACGGGGTACCCCAGGATGTTGAACTTGGCGGGGCTCTGCACGTCGGCCACCACGATGGGGCGGTTCTGCGCGTCCACCATGCCCAGCAGGTCGGAGTAGAACAGGGCCCGGGGCATGGCAAAGCTGGCGTTGGGCAGATACTGCGTGGGCACGGCAGCGATGATCTTCATCAGATCCTTGTAGGTCATACCGGCTTTGGTAAACGTGCCGGTGTTGGTAATCTCCCCGCTCTTGGTCAGGCCGGTGGCCTGGTTGGAGCCGGTCCCCGCCGCGATGGCAACGCAGACGGCCACGGACAGCTTGTTGCCCAGGCGGGCCACCAGCCAGTCCTCGAAGGCGTCGATGGTCATAGCCTTGACGTCGGCGGTGATCTCCACGGTCTTGATCAGCTTGTAGGCGACCAGCGTGATGGAGTCGATGGCGTCGGCGCTGTCGGTGGCGGCGGTGCCCATCTCCACCCAGCCGACGGCGTTGACCGTTTTCTCGATGGGGTAGGTCACGTTGCCGGGGATGTAGGTCACGTCCACCGCCTGGATCAGAGGCGTCAACTCCAGCCGGTGGATGATCTTGCTCATGGTCTGGGTGGGGATGGCGGCGGAGGCCGTCACGGCCGCCCTCTCCTCCACGGTCAGCTCCAGGCCCTGCAGATTCCGCAGCCATGCGGAGCGGTATTCCGGGGTCTCCATACCGTAGGTGCGCTCCTCCCGGCCTTCATCGCCGAAGGTGCGCACCACCCGGCCGCCGCCGGCGGCAATCTGCTCCCGCAGTTTGCGGCGCCGCTCCGCGTCCTGGACAATGGCGTCCTTCTCCTCCTTCAGTGACCTGGTCTCCCGCTCCAAGGCCTCCACGTCGGCGTCGTCCTTCTCCAGCTCCTGGGCGATGGCACTCAGTCTGGTCTCAATCTCGTTGAGACGGCCGCCCGGGGCGGCAAAGAACTGGAGGCCGATGCCTCTCAGCTTGCTCTGGCTCTTTTTCATTTCCTGATTACCTCCAAGTAAACTTTCAGCCTTTGCTTCCTCCGCGCGGCGGCCTCTGCCGCCAGCTGCTCCTGCCGCTCCCGTTCGATCACTCCGTCGAAGTAGGAACGCGCGGATATTTCGGTCGCCGGGTTCGCCGGTACAGACACGGCGGACACGTCGTAGACCTTCGCAATTTTGAGAACAGTCCGGGTCCTGGTGGCCCGGTCGTAGGCGTCCTTCTCCACCCGGAACGCCCAGGACATCCGGGTGACCAGGCCGCTGCCGATCTCCTCGTACATGCTGCGGGCCGCCTCGCTCTTGGACAGGTCGGCCGCGATGAACAGGCCCCGCTCGTTGGGCTCCAGCAGCAGCGTACCGTTGCTGTTGCGGGCCAGCACCCGTCCGGCATGGCCGTACTGCATGATCACGTCGGAGAGATCCGCCCCATCCAGAGCGTAGCGGTCAATCTTCTCCCGGTATTTCACCCCGTCGTACTCATAGAGCACATAGGGGTCGTCGAACGTGGTGGCGTAGCCCTCCACGTAATACTCACTGTCCAGCCGCTTCTCCGCCGCTTGGGGCGGCAGGAGCAGGCTCATGGCCCGATACTCCCGATCCTTGCAAACCGGCACCGTCGTCCACCTCCGTTTTTTCCACAGCCGGGGGCTCGTTCCCCAGCACAGTCACCGCGGCGTAGTCCCGCCGGATGTAATACTTCCGAGATTCCGGGGTGTCCAGGGCGGGGAGCTGGAATACCTCCCGGCCCTCGTCCATGTTCATCATGCCCCGGTCAAAGAGCTGGGTCACCGTCTCCAGCTTGTCCGTCATGGTCATATGCTGGAGGCGGTTGACCGAGAAATCAATCTCCTTTCCCCGGGCCACCTCTGCCGGGGTGTAGGCCATGTTGGTGTGTACCAGCCCCGCCTCAATGGCGAAGGGCTCCACCTGGCCCTCGTAGTAGGCCGACCACTGGTCTGGGGTGTATTTGTTCTGCAGGATGGCATCCGACATTCCGAAGTAGTCAAAGACCGACTCCCGGATCTGGGCACTCTGCTTTTCGTCCACGATGTAGGGCTTGCTGTCAATCTGCTTGATGTCGGCATACTTGGAGTCGAAGATCATCACGCCGCCGGCGTTGTCCGGCGTCAGGTTGTCCTGCACCAGCCGGTCCCGCTCGGCCTTCATGGTCTCCGGCTTCAGCACGTTGGCCAGGCGGGCCAGGAAGCGCACCGAGCCCGACGCCTTTACCCCGTTGACAATGCTCTGTGTCTGCGCATTGATCAGCTCCATGGTAGGCCGCAGCGCCCTTCCATTGCTCTCCCCGAAAAAATCATCCCGGTACTGGAACTGGGTCATGATGCCCACCTGATCCAGCTCCATTGCTCCTGTGCCCCCGGAGGGAAAGCGGAATCGTATGTATTGGCCTCCGGCGCCCTCCAAAATTTCCGCCTGGGAAGGCAGGATCGGATAAAACCCGGACAGGCGTAGATTGGCCACGTCCTCGTACACTGGGATGATGAACGCTGTGTTCTCTGTCTTGTAGATCGTGGCCAGCCGGTACAGGTATTTCTTTGTGTCCATCCACGGGTTAGGCTGGAACTGCAGGGTACGCTCCAGCCGACGGCTGGCCGGGCCCTTCACCACGGGCTTGAGCTTGCTGACATGGGTGGCGAAGGTGTGGATGCAGGCCCGGGTCAGGGCCATCTCGTAGACGCCACCCTCGAAAGAGGTATAGACCGGCGCATACCCGCCCAGGGTCTTGAAGTAGGTATAGACCGCGGCCTCGGCGGTTTTTCGAGGGAACAGCTTTTCCAGCAGCCCCATGGTCTCACCTCAGTTCAGGTTGATATACAGGTCTTTCTTGTCCTGGAGCACCGTATAGGCGCACAGCAGGGCGGCGGTTCCGTCCACCCTCCGGCGGGGGTCCAGGGACTTGACCAACTGGATGTTTCCGTTCACGTCAGTTTTCGCCTCGCTGTTGACCAGGCACCACTTGTCCACCGGGTTGTTGTTGTAGAGCACCCGGTGATCCCGGAAGTCTGCCGCCAGGTCTTTCATGGGCTGGGACAGAGTGGCCGGCCCCTGGCGTACCGGGATCATGGAGTCCGGCCCGAACTCCGCCCGGAACTCCCGGAGCAGGCTGTCGTCGATGTGCCATGGGTCATATCCGATGTAGAGCATATATAGCCCCTCATTGTCCCGCAGCTCCTTGAACCACTCCAGGAAGATGTGCTTATCGCACTTCCGGCCTGGGCAGGTGCGCATATATCCCTGTTCCACCCATAGGGAATAGGGCACATTGTCACGCTCCCGACGGCTGCCCGCCCGCTCGGCTTCCTCCAGCACCGCCTTGGGGATCCAGTACATGGAGCGCACATAGATGTTCGGGTCATCCGGCCGCATACAAATGGCCTTGGCCGCGTTCAGATCGGTGGTGTCGGCGGCGTCAAAACCGCCGATGCCGTAATCAAAGCGCAGGTCAAAGGTGGTCGGGTTGTCCAGCTCCTCCCAGCGGAGCCACGCCGCTTCACTGGTCTGGGGCATATTGAAGTCCTTGACCATCACGGTGGG